ATCGTGGAAATGATCTTGCATCTCATCAGGACGCTGAATCAAATGATTCATGTCTTCCTGCATAACAAACGTAGTAATAATGTACTTGTCTTTATCAAACGAAATCTCACCACGATGCGGATATAGCCAGTGGCACGGGAAAATAAGCACCCTACCTGCTACAGGCTTAACAGAAAGCTCCTGACGGGTGAAGGTAGTTTCGCCACCTTCGTCAACGTCGTTAAGGTAAACAATAACAGCCAGCATTCTGTCAAACGAACTACCGAACGGTCCACCGTCAATATGCTCGTCGTACTTGCCGTAACCAACATCGTACTTCTGGAACTGGTAACCCATGTCTTGCAGGGGGAAACACTGCTGACTTAGCCCAGGGTACTGGTTGACGTAATGGTTAACACACTTTACCAGTCCGGCGTGGATGTCTTGCTCAGACCAGCCTCCACCCATAGAGTACAGTTCGTCTCCCATTGCGGCAGAGATGTTCATATCAGTTGAGTTTTTGATAGATTGGTCCACACCACCGACCATTTTACCGGGGTTCAGAACTTGCATTTCTTCTAGCCGGTTCCAATGACGTTCAACTAGATCAATAATGTTCTGACATGCGGCCTTGTCTACAACATCGTCGTAAATCCCGATGCCTGACCACTTTCCTAACGGAAACTCTATATTCACGATCCACTCCCCGTTGGCATGAAGCCAATCTGTGGCGATTCAGTAATGAGAGGCACAAGCCAATCTTCAACAATTGTTCCGGTGATGTCAGGTGGCGGGTCAGCAACCTGAGCATCCTCACGCCCTTCTAGATACTTCTGCACCTTGTTGGGAGGAACGTTCGTCCAAATCCAGTCTCTAACATCATCCGGCATGTTTAGACCTGACAGCATTTCCGTAGCAACACCAACCATGGCTTCCGTAGAACCAAAATCGGTGCCAGCAATCTCCCACTCCATCATCAACCGAAGCAGCTCTTGAATAGTACGTGCCGAGGCAGAGTGGCGATTAGCAACCGTAAGTACCTCAGCGTCAGCATCTGAAGACTCAAGATAAATAACCTGACCGCCAATAGCAGCACTACCAAACACAGAACCAACAAAAGTAATTTCGTGGAAAAGGATGAAATGATTACCAGTCAAAGGATCAGCCGCAGTGTCTGCACCGCAACTGCACTCTTGAGCAGTTTCGTCCCAAGTGTGAAACGCAATCGGCCCGTGCTGATTACGGCCAGCGTCGCAACGCTCAATAGCTTGCCCGTCACCATCGACTGCTGCTTCTACAGGAATGTCTGGAACTAGCTGCGTAAATGCAAAAAGTCCTTTTGTATTGTCAATGGTCCACGTTGATCCGTCTTGTGTAACAGTTCTAGCGGGTAGCTTGTTGAAGTAACCTACCCCGCCCAGATGTTCAGGGTGTTCTGAAAACGGCATTACAATTTTTCTCCATCAGGTCTTAATAATAAACAGGAACGGTTCTACGTTTATAGTAGTTGAAACTGTTGAAGATGTCAATGCGTGATTGTGGTTGGCAGACTGGTTACCAGCGTTTGACGTAATCGTATGGTTATGGTTAGCGGAATTGTTGCCTGAGCTGGCGTTATGGCTATGATTGGCGTTAGCGGCGGCTGAGTTAGCATCGTGAGAGTGTCCAGCGTTAGCAGCGGCTGAGTTAGCGTTGTGGGAGTGGCCAGCGTTCGCAGCGTTCGTGTTCACAGTACCAGAGTTGAAGTTGTGAGAGTGCGAAGCATTCTGGTTATTTGTGTTGGCATCAACGTTGCTGTTGTTAGTCTTAAAATAACCGTGCGTATGAGAAGCGTTCTGGTTTGTCGTGTTAAAGTTCTTCGACCAAGAATGGCTATGATTAGCATTAGCGTTAGCAACCGTAATCGTATGCGAGTGGTTAGCGTTAGCGTTAGCAACCGTGATCGTATGCGAATGGTTGGCGTTAGCGTTAGCTACAGTAATCGTATGAGAGTGGTCAGCAGACTGATCACCTGCGTTAGAAGTAATCGTATGAGCATGATCCGCTGACTGATCCCCCAAAGCCAAAGCGTTCAACGTAGACGAACCACTAACCGTAGTACCATCAGCATTACCGCTCGCAGCAATACCAACAGGAACAAGCGCCGAAGTCCCAGGAAGATTAAACGTGGTAGAGCCATCACCCGTACCATAACGGGTACTGATCGCCGTAAACAAGCTAGAATAGGTTGTTCGAGAAACAGCAGAGCCGTCACACACCAACCAACCCGAAGGTGCCGTACCGCCACCATACATGACTACAGTACCCGCAGGAATAGTTGTGCCACCACCACCGCCAGACTGATCCTGCCACGTAACCGTACCAGAACCATTCGTTACCAAAACCTGATCTAAAGAACCGTCAGCAGTGGGAAGCGTAAACTCGCCAGTAACTTCTAAAGCAGTTGCTGAAACGGTACCGTCAGCAGTAAGACCAGTCTTAAAACTTTTAGCCACGGCACCAACCGCCCTTCCACATCACAGTCATAAAGCTCACAACTCTATTATAACACAAGAGGCGGAACCAGTTCTACAACCAGTTCCGCCCCCTGTCGGGTATTTCCTGCCTGCACGGCGGAGTAACTACTGATCCCAACTGTCGTCTGGACCCGCAGTAGCGCCACGAGTATTTCCCCGTGACATCTTATCAGCCAATAACAACCACTCGGAGAGAGTCAGTGTCAGGGGCTGTAGAGAACGTCAACGTGACCGCATTCGTGCTTGTTCGATCAACGTCACAAATGACAGTTTCCTTCGTGGAAGCATCGTAGACCTCTACGACAACATCATCGGTCCCGAAGTTATGTGTGACAGCAATAGACGTAGCGGCGTTATCACCGATCGTTTCAGCGTGCCGACCAACGAAGCCGAGGTTAGTTTTTGCACCGGCAGCGGTCGAAGCGCCTGTACCACCGTGGGCAACTCCAACATCAGTTGCTTGCCACACGCCCGTAGCGATTGTGCCCACAGCCGTCAACGACGAAGTAACAACCGACGAGTTTAGTTCAGTTTCAGTAAGAGTGTCTGCTGCTGCGGTAACTACGATGTTAGCTGTACCGTCGAACGACGTGCCGTTGATCGTGCGTGCAGTCTCAAGAGCCGTAGCAGTATCAGCGTTACCCGTAACATCACCAGTCACGTTACCAGTGACAGCACCTTCCAGCGTGCCCACGACCAGCGTAGCCGCCGTGTAACCCGCACCACCAGTATCAACCGTAGTGGTAGGCTCAGCCTGGAGATCAGCGAACAGCTTGAACTTGCCGCTGTCGTTAGCGTCACGGAAAAGGCCAGCGTAAAGGTCCTGCGAACCAGAAGTGTCATACAGGCCGTAGAAACCAATGTCTACCGAGTCGGTAGCGTTGTTTCCGTTAGCAAGAACAATCAGCGGGTCTTCAACAGAAAGAGTAGCTGTGTTTACCGTGGTAGTATCACCATTTACCGTAAGGTTGCCCGAGATAGTAACGTTGTCCGGCAACCCAATCGTAATATCGCCGGTAGTAGTATCTACTTCAACCTCGCCTGCGGTACCAGTAAGGCTCGTGACGCCGCTCGAACCAACCAAGTCGTTGATCGCTGCTGAAGTCATCAACGACGTATCGTTATCAGCAAAAGACTCGCCGCTTGTCTGGACCGTGGTCAACGCCACGCTATCAAACGTAAACGTATCCGTGGCTTGAATCGTTAGGCCACCGTTAGCGGTAATAAGACCGGATACAGTCAAGCCTGTAAGCGTGCCGACGCTTGTCAGAGAAGAAGCAGTAACGCCAGAGTTAAGAGTGTTCCCTGTCAGGTTATTTGCGTCAATGTCGATATTTGCGGTTCCGTCAAAGGAGGTGCCAGCGATCGTTCTAGCTGTTTCCAGGGCCGTGGCCGTCGCAGCATTACCGCTCGTGTCCTGAGTGCCTGAAGTGTTTACGCCCGGAAGGTCAATGTTTGCAGAACCATCAAACGAAACGCCACCAATGGTACGGGCAGTCTCAAGAGCAGTAGCCGTGTCAGCATTACCCGTAAGAGCACCAGTAAAGCCGGTTGACGTTACAGAAGTAAGCCCAGTGATCGTAGTATCTAGGTTTACAGTGACAGCACCTGTCGTGCCGCCGCCGTTAAGGTTAGTGCCAGCAGTAACAGCCGTGATGTCACCCTGCTCCTGCAGGCCAACCCACGAAGAACCGTCATAAACATAAAGCTCACCATCTACCGTGTCAAAGTAGATTTGACCAGTAGCAGGACTTGAAGGAGCCGTAGCCAGGTTCTGAACCTTAGCATTCTGCAGCTCATTTTTATTCAAATCAAGATTAGTTAAGAATTTTTGGGCCACTTTTCCTCCATTAAGTTAAATAAGCCAAACCAGTAAAAGACCCTTGAAAGTCAACCGTGACACTACTGGTACTATTATATGATACCTTACCGACAACAACTGTCCCTGCAGAATCAACAACAGTTACCGACGGATAACCGTCCAAAGCATGCGAAATAGTCCAACTGCTAGAAGCAACCGATTGCGTATGAGTGTGTCGTTTAGGAATAAGCGGCAACGGGTCAGACGCCCAAGAAGATTCACTCCTCGGTCCCCACAGTTTACCAATTGACGTATCAATATAAAAATCACCTTCAGACCCCAAAGCATCAGAAGGGTCGCCTGTCGAATAATAAAGGCTAGACGCAGAACCTTCAGAGTTAACAAACGTAGACGCCACGACAGTAACGCTATTAGCGTCAGTTTCGGACACCGTAACCGAGTTAAGAATATCTTGAATTGTAACGTTAGCAGACGCTTGCTCTTCAACCGAAATGGTATTGGATTCAGCTTCTACAATACTCACCGTGTAATCTGACATTTAACTCACCGTAAAGAACCCTTGAACCAACCGAAGGACTGTAGGAGACCCCTCAGTTGTGTATAACTCCAAATCATAAACGTAACTACCCACAGCCAACTCATCTGTTTCGTCGGACGATAGGCTTATACTTATTGTAGCAGCATCCACATCATGCTCTAGTCTACCATTAGAAGTTGTAAGCTCTAAAGTTGCCGTGGGAGACGCAGAAGTTTTCCGCAACTGCATACGGGAAGCCCAAATATTCAAATCAGCGTTTTGGTTGTCTGGATTCTTGATCGTTAATGTTTTAGATAACGGAGAACCTTTCACACAGTCAATGTCGTATCTACCGGCTGTCATTCTAACGGCCCACCCATAATATAGTCTTCAGCCGTAGACATCATGCCACGAGCAATCCACTCCGGTAAATTGTCAGACGTTACAACCATCAAACGTGATAAACCTTCTTCATCGACAATTTCACCGATAAAAACAAAGTTACCTAGCACAGCGATCTGGTCAGTAGATTCAAAGACGTTGTTGACTAGTTCGTGGACCATATCTTGAGGACTGTCAGTGTCTGTAACTGCATCTGCTAGCATAGCCAGCAAATCGTCTACAGAGTCTTCGTCGTCTCTTTCGTTGAATGGTACTGGCTCGCTCATGTTATGTTCCTGACTATGTTTGGGATTTTAGATCAACTATTTGCTGAGTTAGGTCTGCGTTTTTGCGTTCAAGGTCTGAAATTTCTTCTTGCAAATGATGAACAATGTACCGCAGCCTGTTGTTTTCTTTTCGCTGTAAAGCGTATTCTATACGACTTTGCTTGACTAAATCTAGCCACACAAAGTCTTGTGCAGCGTCTACTTCCATGTTTAGTTTTTTGCTTTTTAGTCTGCTTGAAAGTATAAGGCCGGTGAAAGTGACGCCTGAGCCTACGAGGGCAGGTATAGTCATGTTCATAAATTCTGACCACATGTCAGCCCTCCTTTGTTTGTTGTAACCTTACCTCCTTGGAGGCTGTTAGGTGTAGTCTAATGTCATTGTGATAAGCGGCTGCTTGTTTGCATCTGACGTGTTGTTGATGCCAAAGAACCACAAATAGTTTTCATCTAAACTTGCCCCGTAGTCAGCTAAACCAGAGCTGACGTTTGTGATAGCAAGATTCCCAGTTGAAGCCAACTCGTCAATAATCGTTTGATTCAAATCGATTGTAATATCAGAGCCTCTAGTTAACCCGGTTGACGAAGCTGACACTCTTTTTGACAAGTCAACATCGGAAGTGTTAGGCGAAGAAGTCGTCGTGTTTCCGTTATAAGGCGAAATGTAAATAGTACTACTGCCCGGAATGGACTTTCCATGCGTCACAGTGTCTCGTGTAAGTCGAAGCGTAGCGGATGATACAACCGGGCGTTCATCAAGCTCATCCTGCAGAAACGTGGCGTTGCTCGTGAACGCAAAGTTCATCACGCCGTAGTATCTCTGCGTGTTTGCCCCAGTAAAGTACCTGCCGCAAGCAATTGTTCTAACGCCCTCAGTACCGCCTGCAGGACCGTTAGAAGTGGTGCCCCAACTTGAACCACGAGCAAATCGTGTCGGATACGAACTGAAACCATTTGGACGCATCGTTATCGTGATCGGATCAGAACCAGTGTAGAACTGTGTCCACGAACCGCCATCAGTCGGCATATAATAGCCCTTTTTAATTACTTTCCACGTGCCGCTTGAAGAATCATAGTATTTAGCGTCGCCAGCAGGAATTTCAGTCCAAGAACCACCATCAGTAGGCATATAGTGAATACCCATACTAGTGCTCCTTATGTCTCAAACCAAATATCGCCAGCCTTCGCACCAGACGTAGACGGTGTGGACCCGGTAACGAAAATGTTGTGGTAAGCGTTTGAGTTTCGAGAAGTGGTCGTGGAGCCGCCATACGATTTTCTGGCGGTGTCTGTGAACAAACTCTCTGCGAGTTCTCTTGTATAGTAGATGTTGTTAAGGTTAACGGTATCTACCGCAGTAACATGACCAAAACCGTCAACAGTAATATCTTCAATAACAATACCACTGTCAGTAAGTCCACCCTGATTTCCTGCAATTGTAGAAGTATCAGCGTGTGAAAGGGTAAAGATTGTGCCTTCACCGGCTGTTCCAGAAATGTCAAGACCAGACCCTGACACAGCAACTGCCGCAGCATAATTACCTGTAGTGTTCGTACCCAACTCAACGTCTGCAGGAAGACGAGCAGAATCAATAGTACCAGTCAACTTAGTCGCATCAAGAGAAGTTATCTTATCACTAGTAATACTACCAGCAAGCATATCGTTCGTAACAGAAGTAAACTGCAGATTGCCAGAAGCACCACGATTCAAAACAGTGTTCGTGCCAGCAGTCAACTCAGACAAATTACCAGTCGTACCAGCCACACGAGCCAAAATACCATGCCCAGCAACCTGCTCCACCTTATCAACAGTCACAGCATTAGCAGCAATACCATCAGTAGCTACCGTACCAAACCCGATAGAAGTACCGCTACGTCGAAGCACCTGATTATCAGAAGCCGCCGTAATATCTGCTACAACACCCGTAGAGTTAGCTGAACGACCCACCACCGACAAACCAACAGAATCCTCAATTTTCTCATGAGTAATTGCGCTAGTCGCAATACGATCCATAGACAACTCGCCAGTAGATAACTTCGTGGCATCCAAATCAGAAGCCAACTTATCGTTCGTGATAGCGGCAGAACCAATACGGGCAGCCGGTAATGTACCAGCCGTCAACTTAGAAGCATCCAAATCGGAACCAAGCTTGGCGTTAGTAACAGCAGAAGCAGCGATCTTGCCAGTCGTGACAGCCAGATCATTTAGCTTACCAGTCGTAACCGCTAAATCATTAAGCTTAGCTGTAGTGACAATACTGTCATCCAAAGCGTGGGTATGATCCGCACGTGCAAAAAAGTTAGACGTACCATCACTCGTGGCACCATCCAGAGAAGTAACAGACCCTGGAGCGCCCACATCAAACCAAGCCGTACCGTTACAGTACGACAACGTGCCTACAGAACTGTCTGTAGAGTCATAATGGAAGAAGCCTTCGTACTCTGCAGCCGCAGCAGGACGTGACCCTGCCTGAGAATAACCTGCACCTTCCGCCTCAAGGTTATCATGAGATTCGGTCATCTGTGCACGGGTAAACTGGTCAGCACCAGAACTCCAGCGATATAGTTGGAAGCGAGTTGTTTGCGTAACAGCCATGAGAATAGTCCTTTCCTACAAGTATTCTACTATGAAATTTCGCTCTCAAGAAGCGTTATTTCATTATCTTCAAGGTACCTAGAGAAGAAACCAAAATGGGCCAAACCGAAACGAGGAACCCAAGAACTCAACGCTCCTTCGCTCAAAAATGCCAGACTAGTTTCTGCTGAGAACGGCGAAGTTAAAGCAACAGAAGCCGTATCAATACTAGTGCCATCAACCACCAAACTTAGATTTGTTTTGTTTCGACGCACAACAACCCGATGCCAAGAACCGTAATCAGGGGATTCAGTCCACTCTACAGATTCAGTCTCCGTACCATCAGTATAGTCTGCTTTAAGTTTAGGCCCGTCGTAGTAGATGTGCAGGCCGTGGCCATCAGCATTTTGAATTTTTAAAACATCAAACGTATCAACGCCTTCAGTACCAGTCCAGAACCTACGCACGTGCATCACTACAGAGAACGGAGACCAATGCTCAAGGGAAGGAGCGTTAGCAATTTTAGGTGACGATTCATACATATGAATCATGTCTTTGTCAATAGGCTGACTGGGAGAGTATGTGCCGCCTGTAGGCCAGCCACGTGTCAAAGTCCAAGTAGCTCCCTGATCGTCAGTACCGCTAGACTCTGTAGCGCTATCAATTGTGTCGATAGTGTCAGGCTCAAAGAATGCTACAGCGTTACCGCCAGCAGCAGTACCTGTACCAAAAGCGTCTCCGGTCGCAACAACTTCAATAGACAGCACAGTGTTTCCACTATAGTCATCAGCGCTGAACGTAATAGATGTAACGCCTGCACCTGTAGTACCTGTGCTGGAGCTATCAATAGCGCCCGTGCTTGGAGTAATCTTGAAAACCGTCCAGTCGTATGTACCAGAAGTCAACCCTGAAACCACTAAATCGTCGCCGTTGCCTGACCCGTAAGTGTTGCCGAAATGCCACAACGATCCGTAAGTCGAGTGCTTACGCATTGCCAAAATATCAATGTCGTTTGAAGACGCTGTGTTTACGGTAACGGCCAAGGAGCCTGTAGTGCCTGAGTCGTAAGAAGTCGCATTGAACGTTGACGCATATTTCGTTACGGCACTAAGATCAATGTCAATAGTTGGAGTGTACGAGAACAACCCGTAGTCATCAACAGAATCGCCGTTCACAACAGCATGGTCAGCAGACGAAGTATCGCTTTCTCCCGTAAACACAATTTCTGAATTAAACAACATAACCCGCTTCACGGCGCAAGACAGCGGGCTAGCGTCAGACCACAAACTGTTGTCTAACTCACCCAAAACCTGCACGCCTGAATCTGCACCACCTGAAGCCGAAACAGGAGTGAACGAACCCGTACCAATAGTGTTGTCTGACCAATCGTCATACAGAGTATTCTGAATCGCAAACGTGTAGTTGTTTGAAGCGTCTTTCGTGAACCGAACACAAATGTCTTTGTGCTGGCTAAAGATCGTTCCGTCAATCGGATCAGAGTAAGCGTAGTTAGTAGAGTTTTCGGTTTGGAACCCATCGACAAACAACAACCGTGCGGAGTTGTCAGCAGAAGGAGTTAACCCGGACACCATGTACAACGCCCAGTCATTGTCTGACCCTGACGAGTCGGTCCCCGCAACAATGAGCCGCTTCTCTCTAAACAGATACGGGTCAGGAGTACCGGTACCTGTGCCTGAGTAAACTGCCGCCGTCGGAGGAGTTACATCAGTTAAGACAGCAATAATGTCGTAGGAAGTTGCGGCACTCAAGTCAGCAAGGCTGCTTGAAGCCGTGGTAAGCGACCCAGGTGTGGACGAACTTACATCACCATAGAAGTAAGCAGACTCGGCAGCATAGTGGCTGTCTGCAACGCCGCCGCCAAGCTCAGGAATTGAAGCAGAAGCTGACGTAGTGTTCAGCACAATGTGCCGTATGTGGTTGTCGTAGTCAGATATTAGAGGCTGCCCGTAGATAACCGACCCTGCTGCATTCTCATCGGATTCCGTATTGGGATACACTACTTCAGAGAAATCATATGTGCCACGGCCCGACTGCATTACCTGAGTAGTTTTTGTACCAAACGTTCCAGCCGACAACCCATTATTTACCGCATCCGCAACCAGCGACCCAGTAGGATCAGGATCAGAGTTAGGGTCAATCAAAACTTCAACCCTGAAGGGGTTGTCCATATCTTCGTTTCTAACAACAACAGCGTCTGTTGATGCTGTAGCTGATTGAAGCATTGTCCGCACAAAAGTTTCAATAGTGTCTGGACGGCCACCGTTTAAGCCGGTAAAGCCTGTACGCAACTGATCTCGGAAACTTTGTGTGGTATCAAAGAAGTCTGGGTCAACGTCTTGCAGAGCTAGCCAGTCATCTAGACTTTCTAAGTCTTCCCATTCGCCAGGGTCGCCAGATACAGGTGCACCTTCATACTCTTCCAGGGCAGCCCACGGTGAGAACCCACTCGAATTAATGAGCAACGTGGAGCCGGTAACCGACGCAAGCCAGAATAGATACGCTGACAGGGCAGTATCAGGATCAGTTAGTTTAGATTTGTGTTCTGTTCCTGCGATGGCACGATCATACCGAAATTCTTTTAACTCTGTATAAACTTCGTCTACTTTAGTAGCCAGAGTTTCTAAGTAGCGTCGTAGCGGCTGGTTAGCTTGAAAACCGGCTGATGAAGACACAAGATCGTTAATGTTTAAGTCGTCTAACAACATGAAAGACGGTAGAGAGTTGTAAATACTAGCTGAGACATCCCCCATTTCTTCTATACCGATAGAAGTCATGAACGGATCAAACAACGCAAACATGTCGTTACGAGAAATTGCCGCCGTGTCAATGCCGCTGACCGTAACCTTCAACCGTGCATACTGCGCACCAACCGGCGACTTGAAGTAACCAAACAGCGGAAAAGCCTTGCTTTCTGCGGCTTCAGTCGCACTAGTCGTAGTTGTATGAGCAATAATGTCTTCAGCCGATCCAGAAGTGTTAGCTGCAAACTCAACATCTAGTGTAAAATCAAATCCTCCAATAACCGCCACGGCAGCAATGCCCGCATTAAAATCTTTCTCCGCCTCAACAGCCACATACGGCGAAACAATAACAATATCGCTTACAGGGTCTTGAACGCCTGCACGCACCACTAAAGAGTTAAGTCTATATGGTGCTGCTTCATTCGGAATGTATGTAGGGTACAGGGGAAAGTCAATAACCTTTAATCGATTATCACGGTCACCCTTCAACATCTTCCACTCACCATTTGCAGTGGAGCCACCAGAAATGGCTGAAATGTTTGAGAACGTGGACGATGTTACACCAGACCAATCTCCTGAAACTCTGTCCCAACTAGTTGTTCCTGCTGTAACGTAACCACCGTAGTTGGTGTCGTTTTCTGTAGCGCCCGCAACTGTGGCCGTAAACTGCACACCTACTGCATCCCCTGAAGCGTCTGTCGTGAATTCTTCGTTATCGTAATAGTAGACGATACCGGTGCCGGAATCTGTGAATGAAATACTAGCGTCGCCTGCAGCAAAAGTTGTCTCAGAACTTAAGTCTGTATCAACATCTATCGTAAACGAAGCAAAGCTTGTAGCGAAGTTGCCGGTGTTGTCAAAATCTCGATTTGTTCTAGAAAAGGCGTTGATAACTCTATGGGACATAGTTCCGCCTTACACCACTGTTATGGAAAGGTCACCATAAATTACAAGCGTACCCAGATTTCGTAACGCAATGTCTGTAGAGACTGCGGGGTCTGTGTCGGAGTCTAGCGGGGTAAACGTAGACGAGTCAGCGCTACCGCCGCTAATCGTGGATGTGCTAGCAAACGTGACTGTAGTTGCATCCTCCCAATCGCCAGCAACCGCAGTAAACGAAGTGGTGCCATCTGGAATAGAGCCACCACGGGTTTCATCATTGTACAGAAGGCCGTTAGCCACAGCAGTGTAAGCCACACCGGTTGCATTACCCGATCCGTCCGTTGTGAATTCCTCATTTGTGTACAAGTAAACAACTGGAGTTTCTGATGAACTAGTAGAATCAACGTAGAAAATAGCTGCAGCGCCCGCAATATAAGTCTTAGACGCTGCGTCAGAGTTTACGTCAATAGTAAACGAAGCCTTTGAACCACCAGCATCCGCAAAATACCCCACATTATCCGACCCAACCAAAGACTTTCCGTTCATAGTCAAAGACGAAACATAATCCACACCTTCAACACCATCAATCAACGCAATGATCTCATTACGTCGAACAGTAGAATGATCAAAATCCCAAGTGTTAGGCTCAATATAAGCCTTAAGCGCATTCGTAATAGCAGTCTGAACCGTGCTAGCCGTGAAACCAGTTTTCTTCTGAACCGTAGCCGTAACATCAATCTCAGCAAGCTCAGCAGACATCACATCAATCGTCAACCCAGAAGGAGTGCGCTCATCCAACGACTCATAAAGATCATTCAGGTTACTTGCAGATACAGTAAGCTCTTGCGTAGCTGAAGCCGCATTAGACACAGTTTGACCCACAGCAACCAAAACCGAACCATCGTGGAAACCATAAGAATCAGCCGTAGTGTCACGATCACGGTACCTGCGGCGATTAAACACACCCACACGGTTCGCATACGTTTTATTGCCTGAAGTATAATACTTAATTTGGTTAGCAGTAGTAGCCGCAGAAGTGTAACTTGCTAAAAGAGTCACACCACGACTAAAGTACTCAGTATCGGTCTCAGCGTTCTTGCCACCAGAGGGGCTTACCGAAAACGACGCTGACTCTAAGAAGGTAGCGGTACGAGCCAGCAACGCAAGCGAGTTACCGTCAGCGGAGAAATTATACGCAGTACCTACAGTCTGAGCCGTGACCGCAAACGTGCCAGTAGCTGTCTCAGCCGGAGCAGTTACCGTCAAAGAAGCATCTTCATCTAGCGTAAAAATGTACGACACGCCAGAAACTGCGTTAACGTACAAAAACTCTGTACCAGCAGGCAACGTCGCTGTCTCAGTAAAAGTCAAACTAAGAGTAGCGGTAGCCTTAACACCATCAGAACGAGTAAGCCCAAACAACTGCAGTAACACTTCAGTCGTGGCAGCAGGGATACGATTGATTGCGTTCACAACTTCAGCCGACCTGACAGCAAACGCCTCCGCCAACACCACTTCAATCTGACCAACCTGCGGCTGCCATTCTGGAAGCAAACCACGGCCAGTTGTCAGAATATCATTCAAAATCGTGACAGGGTTTTCGTCAAAAATTGTTAAGTCTATATACTCTCTAACATCAGGTGAATCAGCCATCTTACCCTCACTCGAAATCAATTAGAACATCAGTAACAGCACCCTGATAAGACGCCGTACTAACATTAGTGATCTTTATATCATTACTCTTATAAAAGTTGCTGAAGCCTTCTGTAAACGTGCTTGCATCAAACTTATCAAACGTGGGATCAACAATACCAAACGCCGGGAACATCAGACGCTCGTTTCTGTGCGTGCGAATAAAACTCTGAATCTGCTCAGCCTTGTATGTGTCCGTATCGCTAGCAACGGTACCAAAACGTCGATTGTCATTATCTACCCTAAACGGGTACGAAAGCCCTACGTGTGCCACGGTACTCCTCCAATAAAACTTCTACTATGATTCTACCGAAAACTTGGGGGCTTTCTCAAGCACTACTCTGCTGAGAATCAAACCAATCTTTAAAGTGAGGGTCCTCTACCGGAATCATAAGAAACTCAACTAAATCAACGTCCCATTCGCTACCCTCCGAGCACCAAGCAATCTCAATAGAAGGCGAAGCAGGAACAGTGCCAGTGTTGGTCTCTAAACCAAACACATTAATAAAGTAGTTAACGACACAACCATCAACCCCTGCATGATAGCAAGGTGCCCCCTGCACTGCCCCATGAGGGCAGATACCGGGGGCAATATCAACATTGCTTTTCGTTATGTTTAAAACGAGTCTGTGCCCGTCAACGTTCCAGTTTAGACTCTGCATCCCAATCAGCACTTTCATCTGCATCAGCCTGCAGCGCTTCAACCATGGAGGCTAACGAATCAATCTGTGTACGCAAAGCCTCAACAGTCTGCTTGGCTGTTTCTAACTGGCAGCGCAAATCAAGGTTTTCTTTCTTGACAGCAATATATTCACTCCACGCTACATCAGCTAACATGCCGTGGTCATAAGTAAACATTATCTTGTCACCTCTAGAGACAGAACAAAGTTGCCTTCAATAACTCGCTCAACAGTGCCATCAGACGCAATAAGCTCTAAATCGTAGACGCCGCCATCAGACAACGCTGCTGTTGCTGTAGCACCAATACTCAGACTGACTTCACCCTCGCTGTTTAACGAAATTCGACCATTCTCAGTAGTCAACTCAATCAGGGTTGACGTATCGGTTAAACGCCGCCGCACTTGCATCCGTGCAGTGTAATCACTCAGATCACGTGCGTCACCATTACTATCTTTGACAGTTAAAGTTCTACTAAACGTAGCGCCCTGCTCGCAGGTAAAATTGTAAGAACCGGCAGACATAACAAACCTCCTCAGTTATAGTATACTGAAGAAATTATCAGTCTTCGTCGGACTTAGACACAATCGCTGAAGTATCTTCTGCCATGCTGTTTTGAAGTTGCGTAAGCGCACTACGAAGCACAGCGTTATCACCCGACAGCTTCTTAATCTGGTCAAGTAGGTCAGCAATTACTAGGTTTGGGTCAATATTTATGTCACTCATGTGTATATGTTATCTTTCTCAAATCGTCGTGTCAACTAGTTGGTTCGCCTGCCACCAGACAGGGGCATCTACACCCTTGTCCCACTTAGCAAACTCAGCCTTGTCTATTCTATAGAAATTTCTATAAACATGCACAGCATCATCAATAGGGGCATGGGTGCGGCCATTCTGAAGTTCTTCACCAACACACAACGCCACATCAGTTAAACCGT